CGGTAAGGTAAACCGAAGGCATACCATGGTGTCTGTGGCTGGAGCGGGAACCAAGACGTTTGATGCTAACTATGGATATAACTTTATTGTCAATGAGCCAGGCGGAGACTTTACTTGTAACTTTAGAAACATGAAAGACGAAAGTGATAATCAAGCACCAAGTCCAGGCCAGTATTCTACCGGTAGATGGTTTACTGCTGGCACCGATGACGGTGACCAAAGCAGAGCAATCACAGTAGAGATTATGATAAAACAAGGCAGCACAGCATATATGCCCACTGCCGTTCGGATAGATAGTGGAGCTGATATAACTATAAATTGGGAAGGAAACAGCGCTCCGAGCGGTACAGCAAACGGATTCGATATTGTACACTTTGATATGTATAAAATAGGGACGCTTGCAAGCCACACTATTTATGTGTTAGGTCGTAGCAGATCATTTGGCGGTGTATAATAGAGGATAAATAGTAATATGGCACTTAGCACAAGACAAGAACTAATCGACTACTGTTTACGCAGGTTAGGTTTTCCTGTAATTGAAATTAATGTAGACGAAGATCAAATATCAGATCGTATTGATGATGCCTTGCAGTTTTGGTACGAGTATCACTTTGATGGTCGTCAAAAAACTTTCATTAGTCATCAGATAACCGGTGACACTATAACACTGGCTTCTATCTTGGCAAATCAGTTTATCGTAGGCGATAGACTTACTGGTGCAACTTCAGGTGCTACTACTGTTGTTAAGTCAATTACAGGCGCTAGTACATTCAGCACTGAAGATACCAAAGGAACTTTTGTTGCTGGAGAAACAGTAACAGGTTCAATATCAGGTGCAAGTGCATCACTACATACTTCTACACCCTATACCGCTGGGGATATGGGTAACAAGTACATTCCTGTGGGTGACGGTGTTTTGTCTATCACACGTATGTTTAACTTTGGTGGAGCAGCTACTAACAATACAAGAGACGGTCAACTGTTCGATATTATGTATCAGTTTAGACAGAATGACTTATACAACCTTCTCGGTGCAGACATGACTTATTATACAATAGTACAGAGTCACCTGTCAACACTTGAGCAGTTACTTGTGAATCAAAGACAGATTCGTTTTAATAGAAAAATGAATCGTATACATGTAGATACAGATTGGGACAAGACATTCAATCCTGGCGACTATGTTGTATTTGAAGCATATAGTGTTGTAGATCCTACAGAATTTTCCGAAGTGTATGACGATATGTTTCTAAAGAAATACGCCACTTCTCTTATCAAAAGACAGTGGGGTGAGAACATGAAGAAGTTTGGCGGTATACAACTTCCAGGTGGTGTTACACTTAACGGAGACAAAATATTTGAAGAAGCCATTACTGAAATAGATCAGATTGAAAGAGATATGCAGTTAAAGTATGAGCTTCCTCCGACATTCATGGTGGGGTAATCAATGCCCACTAACTTTTATTTTCAATCAGGCAACACTAGCGGTACTACGGCCGAACAAAGGCTAATAGAAGACCTGATTATTGAAAGTCTTAAAATATACGGACATGACGTATATTATTTGCCACGGACTCTCATAAACGAAGATACTATCTTTGATGAAGATACACTGAGTCAATTTACTCAGGCCTATCCGTTGGAAATGTATCTTGAAAATGTAGATGGTTACGAAGGCGAAGGAGATTTGTTTACAAGGTTTGGTATTGAAGTACGTGACCAAGCAACATTTGTTTTAGCAAGACGCAGGTGGGATGAATTAGTAGCAACTTCAGGTGGCATATTCACACAAGACACTCGTCCTTCAGAAGGCGACTTGCTTTACTTTGAGAAAACAAAATCTCTCTTTGAAATACGCCAAGTACAATTTCAAGATCCATTTTATCAAGCAGGCAAGTTATATGTATATAAACTTGTTTGTGAATTGTTTGAATACAGCAGTGAAGTTATTGACACAGGCGTTACGTCACTTGACAACATATATGAAGAGCAAAATCTTGATTTGTTAGTACATCAATTTGAACTTGAATCAGGAGACTTATTCTTACTTGAAGATAGCTCATCATTGATACTTGAAACATATGCTGAAGATACTAGCACCGGACGAACTGACGGTGCTGACTTCCAGGACTTTAATAATTTAGAGGACATTTTAGATTTCTCTGAAGTTAATCCATTCGGAGAACTTGGATAATGTTTAAGAATCAACAATTTTATCATCAACACGTAAAAAAAGCAATCACAGTATTTGGATTGTTGTTTACTAATATTAATATTAATCGTGTTGACGGAAGTAATGTAACTCAACAAGTTATACGTGTTCCTCTTTCTTACTCTACAAAACAGAAATTTTTGTCACGCATTGCTCTTGTAGATAATGCAGATGAAAGAGGAGAAGTAGCTATTACTTTACCTCGTATGGGATTTGAGATACAAGGGTTTGAATTCGATCCTGGTAGAAAGATCTCACCGGTACAAAAGAATAAAGCTGTTATAGAAGGGGAAGCAAACACAGGTGTTAGTCGTTCATTTGTATCTACTCCTTGGAATATGTCATTATCATTATACATATTTGCCAAGAACCAAGAAGATGGATTACAGATTGTAGAACAAATTATGCCTTTTTTTAATCCTGACTTTAACATTACGGTTAATGAACTACCTGAGTTAGGAATTAAAAGAGATATAAACATAAAGTTAGATAGTGTAGACTATGATGATAACTATGAGGGTGAACTTGCTGTTAGACAAAGTATTATTTGGACATTTAACTTTACAATGAAGCTAAACTTTTATGGTTATGTTTCTAATCAAAATATTATCAGAACAGCTATTGCAAATGCTTATGCTACACCGGACACACTCACAAGCAACAATGACTATACAAAAATCACTGCTGCTGTATTATCAACAACCGCTACAGCTAATGCTAAAATATCCGGCGGTTCAGTTTCAGAGATATATTTAACATATCAAGGAGCAGGTTATGAAAATGCTCCATCTGTCACATTATCGGGAGGTGGCGGCTCAGGCGCAACTGCTTCTGCAATACTTAACAGTGACGGAACAATAAATAAAATAAATATAACTTCTGGTGGCAGTGGATATACTACAGCACCTACCGTAACTATAGAGGTTCCACCTGATTATGTGTCTTCTCCAACTCCGGCTGACCCATATAGGTTTATAGCGGAGTTTGATAATGTTTTTGCAGAATAAAATATATGATAAAATGGAAACTGAAGCGTAGGGTCATAGAAAAGTTACGCATTGTTTATAGTACAGGATACATACACGAACTTTGGGTTTATAATTTAAAAATATCTCGAGATGGTCAGTATACATGGACACACTATAATCAAAACAATAGAATTATTGATTTACAACCTGATAATATAATTTCAATTTTTGTAATAAAACAGAAAAAGGTTTTTTATTGGAGTAAGATTCGAAAAAGAAAAGTAAAACCTAAACCATCTGTTGTTTTAGATATGTTTAAACCTAAAAAGGTAACTCCTATGGCAATGAGAGTAGGAGTAGAGCATAAAAAATTATACGATAAATCAGAAGTAAAGGATGAAGTACACATGGTTTTCACTAAGGGTTTAGACGACGGATTTGGATATTAATATGAGTACATTTGACAGCTTAGACGACACATTCAAGGCCAAGCCTACTAAGGCTTTAGACGCAAACCTAAAAAAGGTGAGAACAGATAACAACTTACCCGCGCCTCCTCAAAATGACAATAAAGATTTAGAAGATGATTTCCAAGAAGCAAGAGAAATGCTGAAGAGGACTGCTGAATACAGTGAAGAAGCAGTAAAAGGTATTTTACATATTGCTAAGAATAGCGACCATCCTAGAGCATATGAAGTAGCAGGACAGTTAATAAAAACAATGCAAGAAAATGCTAAGGATATGTTAGAAGTGCAGGAGAAAAAGAAAAAGGTTGATGCTGAAATGGGCAACAATAAACCTGCGGGCGGTGTAACTAACAATAATTTGTTTGTAGGAAGTACAAAAGATTTATTAAGAGCATTGAATAAAGACGTTATTGACCATGAGTGATGAACGTACCTCCTATCACGGAAATCCTAAT